GGTTATTTACGAATTTTAAACACTAAATTTTATAAAATGAAAAACTATATTTTAAGCTGGAACGATGTAAAACAAAGGTATTTAGAATTTCACAGGATGGATTCATTTACTGAGAATATGGCACCAGACATTGATTTTGGGTACTGGTTAGTAAATAACTGCATTATACCTGATGTTGTAAAATCGTTGCCGAACGATGGAGAAGTAAAAGCCTATATAGACACATTACCCTATTATGGCACTTGCACGACTGAATACAATGAAGGTTTTGAAGATGGTATAAAATGTCTTAAAGGGCAGATGTCTAAAACTCGTAAGCACAATCAACGTATTGAGATTCTTATTACTGATAAGAAAGACGAAGAGCTTGCCAATAAATCAGTCGAAGAGCTTGAAAAAATGCTAAAAGATTAATGATCACTTATAACCTCTGATGCTATAATGGTGTCCGGGGTTATTTTTAATATAGGAGTAGTAATGAAATTAATAGGAGGCACATATAGTATTTGTACAAACTGTGGTCATCAAGGTTATGCCTATGGTAAACCTTCATCTAAAGGAGTAAGTATAGCTTATTGCCATAATTGTGGTTTAAATAGTTATCTTGAGCCTGTAGGAATTCGTTATGAAACACAAACGAAAGATGGACACAAGAAAACCATATTGGACAATCGTCATATTTATAAAAACAAACGCCGTGGACCCACTAATCGAAATAAAATCAACGAAGCTGAAATCGGATTCAAAGTATAATCTCACGTATATGGTAGTATATATTGATACCCACAAAACAGACCTTGTTGAACTCTTTAACTTACGACGTCGCGTTAACCGTATTGACGTTTATTTTTTAACCTTAAATTAGACAGCTATGAAGAATCTTCCCACCCACGTACCAAGTAAAGGCTTTTTAAGAGCTTTATTCAACCCTTCTGCACTCGGCATGAATACTGGAAACGGCAATAATAGAAAATTAACTGCTGGCAGAAAAGATCATCGTTATAAAGCTGGAGGCTGGAGAGGTAAAGAAAATCATGAACGTAATCGTAAAATAGCTAAATACGAAAGGCTCAATGAAGAGCTTATACGTCTTGAAAACCTACCTAAATCCGTTCAACTCCAACAAGCAGAAAAGATTCAATCGTTTAAAAACGATATTGCTAATCTTGGCGAGGAGCTCTTTAGTGAGTGATCGTAGAGCAGAGCGTGATAAAGATATTACTGAAAATCCAGATACATGGAAATTTGGCTCTCGTGAGATAGAAATTACCGAGATGAACAAAAGTGATATCCTTCAAGCAGCACTTCATTGTGTGAAGCGTATATTTTACTACAGAAAGCAAATTGATTATGCAAAACGGCAAATCAATAAAGCAGCTGAAGATAAAGACCTTGCACGTTTTGAAAAGAAGTTGGCTTTTTCTGAGGGTGTAATGACCAAATTCAGCGAAAAGTTATTTCTACTCGAAGACAGAGCTTCGGAATTAGGATTTGAATTGCCTGATGATTATCCTTCTTTAAAACGAGCTCTTAATGAACAGAAAAAAGAAGAACAAAACATCACACAATCATGATTCCAGAAAATGTTGAAGTCAAAGCTCATTTTAATGAAGATGAGTATTTGATATTGACTATTGAAGGAGAACAAGTACGAAAGACACGAGTTATATCTGGGAACTCATACGAGTTTAGGTATGATGGTGAACAGTGTAACTTCGTGTATTTCGAAAAGCATCCGTATGGAACACTTGATTTATATCCTATCAATATGTTTAATCCCAGAACTATTAAACTTCCACTTTTAAAAACAGATACATAATGCCTGATATTCCCCAACCGAATATTTCATTATGTAGACCATCCAGAAATTTCAGTACTTACCCATCTGTTTCTCCTAAAGATATCCTTGATTATTTCGAAGATAAAGAGGAGATACAGGTGGATACTGAAACCTATGGGCTTGATCCACATACCAAAGATATTATTACCTTACAGTTAGGTGACAGAGACCGTCAATTTGTGATAGATGTTCGTTCTGTTAATATACTGTTATTTAAAGATTTAATTGAAAACAGACTTGCGTATCTTCAGAACGCTAAGTTTGATTATAAGATGTTACTGAAGAAAGGAATTGTACTTACTAAAGTATACGACACTATGTTAGCAGAAGCTGTTATTTTTAATGGTTTTCCTGATAGAAAGCTGGCTCTTGCTGCTATGTGTAAAGAGTATCTCGGTGTTGAGATGGAAAAAGAAACCCGTGGTACATTTACATCTCTTGCCGGTGATCCATTAATGGATAAACAAATCAGATATGCAGGCACAGACGTTGTATATCTCCAAGACATAGCAAAGTATCAACAATGGTATATACGTCGTTACGACCTACAGTATGCAGTTGACGTGGAGAATCAAGTGTCTCTCCCTCTTGCGGATATTGAATATAATGGCATGTATCTCAATGAAAAGAGGTGGATGACACTTTACAATAGAAATCTGACTGAAATTCTTGCTTTAGAGAATGAGATAGACCGTTATTTAGTAGATAAGAATATTGTACAGCCTAAATATTTAGGTAATGACTTGTTTGGTACTCAAATACGAGTAACAGATATCAACTATGGCTCTTCTATGCAGATGAAACAAATTCTGAAAAAGCTTGATATACATGTAACATCTACAGATGAGCCTACGCTTACAAAACTTAAAGACAATAGGTTTGTTAGCTATCTTTTAGAACACAGATCTCTTAATAAGAAGATATCTACCTATGGTAAGCGTTTCTTAGGCTATATTAATGAGTCTACTGATCGTGTACACACAAATTTCTGGCAAGTGAAGAATACCTTTAGATTAGGCAGTGGCTCTAAGAGTCAGAATGCTCCTAATGTTCAGAATATCCCTGCCAGTAATGAATATAGAAATTGTTTTGAACCTCGTAAGGAATTTAGTTGGCTGAGTATTGACTATAGTTCACAGGAACTCCGCCTTATGGCAGATTTCAGTGGAGAAACAGAATTCATCGATGCTCTAAACGAAGGAAAAGATCTTCATTGTTTTGCGTATAACAAGATGACAGGTGAGAATATCACTAAAGAAGATAAAGTCAAACGAACAGCTACTAAAACTATTAATTTTGGTAAGCCTTATGGTATGAGTCCTTATAAGTTATCAGATAGATTGGGTATTCCTCTGGAAGAAGCAGAAGAAAAATTCAAACAATACGCTAAAGCTTTTCCTAAACTTAACAAATGGCTTGATCAGCAAGCAAAGTTTGGACAAAACAATGGATACATTGTATTAAATGATGTACATAAAGGTCGACGATGGTTTCCAGAATACAAAGAAGTTCAGAGCAATCCTCATATGGGTTGGAATGAAATTCAAAAGAAACTGGGTGTTGTCAGACGAGCAAGTATGAATACCCCTATTCAGGGAAGTGGTGCTATTATTGTAAAAGAAGCTATGATAAAAATACGTGAATGGCTTATTGAACAAGGATATTGGCAAACAAAAGTATTTATGATTTGTCAGGTACATGATCAGATAGATTTTGAAGTAGAAGACGCTTATATCGACGTTGTTAAAGAAAACTGTGAACGTATCATGATTGAAGTAGGTATTAAATACGTAACCCATGTAAAAATGGATGTCGATTCAACTGTAACAAAAATGTGGCAAAAATAATGAGTATGGAAGACAAGATAAGAATAAAAATAGTTAATGAACTTTCTGAAAAATTTAAAAAATTTCAGCGTGTTTCTTTATCAGACTTTAAAGAAGAATATCCAAAGTACGGTGTATTAAATTATGTATACCCTGTATTGATGCAATATGCAATGTGGCATTTAAATTATAGAGACATCAGTATTTTAGAATATTTAAACACATCAATAGAAAAAAAGAAAAAAAATGGAAACGCCAAGAGTTCTTTATATGAACACGAAGAGGCTCGTACTTTTATATTAAAATTAATAGATGAAAAAGAACAAGAACTCGTAGACAATTTAGTCATAACAGTATGAAGATAGATAAAAGTAAACTAAAACGACAAAAACACTGTCTTGTTAGCTGGAGACGTAATAATTATGAAGGAACTATTGTAGCCGCTACAGGTTTTGGTAAAACTTTTATGGGCATATTAGCTGTAACAGAAATGAAAAAAACGTTACGGTCTAATGCTACCACAACAGTCGTAGTTCCTTCTGATTATCTGCGTAACCAGTGGAGAGAAGAAGCGAAGAAGCATAACATCGATAATGTTCAGGTAAATACTGTTCATTCATGGTTAAATCATACAGGTATTATTCAAACAGACCTTGCTATCTTTGATGAAGTGCATAATTATCCTGGAGGAGACGTATTTAATACGATCTTCAAAAAGATAAAATGTCATCGTCGTCTTGGATTAACTGCAAGAGAACGTGAGAAACCTGAAGATATGGCTGTTTTGAACACATTTGCTCCTGTAGTAGCTCGTGTTTCTTTAGCTGAATGTTTGAAAAACAATTGGGTAGCTCCATTTTCAGTATATAACTGGGGACTGGAATTACCTCCAAGAGAGAAGGCTATTTATGATGGAATGAATGATAAATTCATTAAATATTTTAGTACCTTCAATTTCAAACTTAATCTGATGTTTTTAGCTCTTAGGGATGATGAATATTGTCAGCAATTAGCGGATGATATGCGTTGGGATAAGCAAGTGATTAAGATTCATGCTGTAAATGCCAATAGGATTATGCAACAACGGAAAAAGTGGTTGTACACTCACGATATTGTATTTGATGCTTCCGTTGATGCTATCCATGCATTAAAGGGTAGAAAAATCATTACATTTAGTGAAGCAACTTCTATGGCAGATAGATTAGGAGAAGCTTTTCCTGATTCTCGTGTGTATCATACATCTTTACCTACTAAAGTCTATTCTTCCAATGGTAAATTGGTTGCAATGGCAGTAAAGGTGAAAAATAAAACACGGTATAGCCCTCTGAATTCAAGTGAAACTTACACATGGAAACAGATCAAGGAGCAATACAAAGGATCTTTAACCAGAGTCAGCGGAGACAAGCAAAAAGAAGAAGCATTAGAAGCGTTTAAGAGTGGAGAGACAGATTTGATTCACTCTGCAACTGCACTTAACGAAGGTGTTGATATTCCAAATATCGATGCAAGCGTTAAAACAAGTTTCAACAGTACCATTATTGATAGCATTCAACGTACAGGTAGAACTGCACGTATTTCAAATGAAAATAAAAATAAACGGGCTCTTGAAATCAATTTGTTCATTAAAGACACACAATCTCAACGTTGGTTAGAAAAGTCTCAGAAAGAGACACCAAACGTTAAATGGGTAGATAGTCTTGATGAAATTACATTTAACATTAACTAAAAGGAAAACTAAATATGAAATAGTAAATGTTTATAAACCTCTCTAAATACATTGCTGTACTTACACATTTTAAGATAAATGCTAATCAGTTCTTACTTTGTTATCTGCTTTATGTAGATGAAAAAGAAAACGGTTCGTTTAATAAGAATACTAAGCCTATTGCAAATTTGTGGAAGTACACAACACAGGCAGTTCCCTGGAAGAAAACAGAGATTAATGATTTAGTGGAAAAAGGGCTTTTAAAAGATGCCAATGACCACCAAACGTCTAATCCTGATTTACTTGAAGTAACAGATAAATTCAAGACTCATGTATTTATACATGCTGATGCATTCGATCAGTTATTTGAAGCTTACCCAACCCTGATAGACAACTTCAATAATCCTAATGGACCTAAGATAAAACTTAAGGTTTGTAAAATAGGAGAATTGAAGAAACTGTATCTATCTAAAGTTAAAAGCAAGACTAAGCATAAGCATATTATGAGCTTAATCGAGTGGGCTAAAGAGAATGATGAGATCAATTTTAACTTTGATAACTTTATCCGAGGTGAATTGTGGCGGACGCTACAAGAAATCAAAGATGGGGGAACCACCACGATTCAAAGTAATATGCACGCTGCTGAATGAATTTACTTCAAGAAATAAACAAAGCCCGTAGTGGTGACATAATAACAATTCCTTTTGAACACAATAAACTTTCCAGATATATCTTTATGGGAAAGGGCTTGTATCATCTTATTGGTGGTGCAGGGGGTTCAGGGAAATCAGCATGGATAGATTTAAACTATGCCGTAGGACCAACCAAATGGTACTTTGACCATGGTAAAGAGCAAGGAGTTAAATTACAGATTATTCTTCGCTCTCTGGAACGTAATAAAGAACGCCGTAAAGCTAAATGGGTATGTATGTATCTATATCGCACGTATGGTATTCTTATTGATACTTCCAGCTTAATAGGCTGGGGACCAAAGAAAAGTAGAATTACAGATGAATTGTATGAGCTTATTATGGAAGCTTATGATTGGGCAACAAGTCTTGAAGAAGTTGTAGAGATTGTAGATGGGATAGAAAATCCTACAGGCATCTATAAACACTTCGCGAAACGAATGCTTGAACAAGGTACTCTGTACTACTATAAAAAACTAAGAAAACAAGAAGGAGAAGATGAATATATCTTCATAAAGGAAACATCTAAAGGTGAGGTAAAAGCTCACGAATCAGAATGCCCTTCAGCCACTCATTATCAACCTGTTTATGTACCTGATGATCCAGATAAGATAGTTATTGGAATCGTAGACCATCTACAGGCAATGAAGAATGAGCAGAATTTTTCTGATAAGAAGAATCTGGATAAGATGTCAGAGTATACACGTATACTTCGAGATCTGTTTGGTATGAGTGAAGTTATTGTTAGTCAGATGAATCGAAATATTGCTGATACTTTTCGCAGAGTTAAGACAGATTTACTTCCTGAAGACAAAGATTTTTCAGGGTCAAGTAATATGTATAATGACTGTGATATGGCAGGAATTCTATTTAATCCTTACAAGTATAAAGTAAGCGATGTAGTAGGTTTCAAGCCAGAAAAATGTCTCAGTGAACACAACATTAACCGATTCAGAAGCTTTCATCTTCTTAAAAACAGTTATGGTCCGGATAACCAAATATTTGGGTATCAATTTATTGGAGAAAATGGTCTTTTCAAAGAGCTACCTTCTCCAAAAGATATGAACGATGCTATTTATGCCTCTCTACGAGATCCAAAACGAGAACAATTAATTGTCAATTACACTGCCGATAATGGAACTACCTAAGACACCTATTAAGCCTAATAACAGGAACCCACGAAGCCTGTTAATTTATGGTCCTCCCAAGTTTGGGAAAACAACAATCCTTTCTCAATTAGAAGATAATCTGATAGTTGATATTGAGCAGGGAAGTAATTTTGTGGAAGCATTGAAAATGCAAGCTAATAATTTAACTGAGTTCAATGAAACTTGTAAAGCCATCTATAAGGCTGGACAACCGTATAAGTATTCAACACTTGATACGATTTCTAAGCTGGAAGATTGGTGTGAACGCTCAGCTACTGCTAAATATAAGCAGAGTGCTATGGGCAGAAACTTTACTGGTCAAACTGTACTTGAACTTGATTATGGTAAGGGTTACCAGCTATTGCGGACAGAATTTAAGCAATGGATGGATGTCTTTAAACGAACATCTGAACATATCATTTTCATCGGTCACGTAAAAGATAGTGTGATTGAGAAAGAAGGCGATCAGGTATCTGTTAAGGATATTGACCTTACTGGAAAGTTAAAATCTATTACAGCTGCAGATGTAGATGCTATTGGATATGTATACGTCGATCCAGATGATAATACAAAAAGACGTATCACTTTTTTCGCTGACGATGATACAACGGCAGGAAGTCGCTGTAGTCATTTAGATGGCGAAGACTTTGTTATTTCAGAACAAGATGACAAAGGTAACATTATTACACATTGGGATAAAATCTTTATCGATTAATTCCTTAATTTAAACGTTTAATTAATAAATACTTATGTTAAATTTAGATCAATTAGAAACTGTGAATACTATCAATGCTCGCGCTGATTACGATTTGAGATATAGCGAGAAAACTGGTAAATTCACCCTCGGACAAGACGCCTATGTCAAGCACAATATGAATGACAATGGGTTTGTGCTTCTTCGAGATAAATCAACAAACACTCCGGTATTACAACTTGTTCCAAACGACTCTGCTAATGTTCATCCAGGAAGAGGAGACGCTGATCAAAAAGGCAAAACCTTTACAGCTAATGCATTGAAAACGATGCTTAGCTTGGACAAAGAGCCTGTTGAATTCACATTTAATGTGGAAGAGAAAGACGGAAATACGTATATCACTCTTGAAAGTGATGTAATGGAAACCGAAGATGGAGATGACTCTGAGCAAGACGTTCTTAGTAACGATATGGGAGAAGAACCTAACCAAGATCCAGAAGACTTCGCTGTTGCTGACGAGCAAGAAAGTAAAGGTAACTGGTAGTAATCATAATTAATTAATTCAAAAAAATAAATATTACGTATGTACGGAATAGATGAAAATGTAAAAGAATCAAATGTAACCCCTGCTATTAATGCAGGGATTCAGGAAAACATTAAAATTGCAGGAGTAACATTTGCTCCTCTTAAAGACGATGGAGAACCTGTTATTCAGGTTACATTTAAAGATGAATTTGGTTCACAACTCAGAGAGATACTTTGGGAAGTGAACGAAGACATGGTTCGACAGTACCACGATACTGAACGTGTTCATAAGCGTGATGATGTTGCTAATGGTTTTGTAAAGGGTGAGAAGATTACCCATGAAGATGCCATTAAACAGCGTTATGACTTGTTTAATCAGCGTGCAAAGCACATTGCTACTAAAGTAATGGCTGCTGAAGACATCAAAAAAGCGCTTTTGGATTCTGAAGGAAATGCACCTAAGAATTATGCAGAATTTGGAAAACGCTATGCCGCTGCGTTTACAGATTCTCGTATACAAGGTACATTGTTGAGACTTAAAGTCACTCTTGATAAGAATGACTACTCTCAACTTCCAACATATCCTCCATTTGTTGAGTCTATGGCGGTGCCTGCAGAGAAGTCTAAACTTGAGATTACCTCGTATGATCGGGTGACAAAACTTAAAGCAGAAACAGAAAGTGATGATCCACAAGCTGTAACGCCAGGCGTCGACTTAAATGAAGATGTAAACTGGTAATTAACTCTAAGCGAGGGGGCAATTAAAGCTCTCTCGCTTTTTTATTATAGGTATATGTATAATATAGAACCTGATTTAACCGCTGAATATATTCTTAAATATGTATCACAGCACGCTATTTTTGAACATTTCTTACATATTAATGTTGAAGTTGGTGAAATGTTTTGTTCTCCTTTACGCAGTGATAAAAGTCCCACATGCAATTTAGCGTGGAGTGGAGGTAAACTCTGGTTTAGAGATTGGGCAGAACCAAAACCTAAAGATTGTTTTAATATTGTACAGGAAGTTAGAAACGTTTCGTTTATGGAAGCTCTTAAGCTTATTAAACGTGAACTAATTGATAACATTGAAAATCTTAAACCTCGTATTAAACATAAAGAGGAGTTGCAACCACGTAAATCACACAAGTCTAAAATACAAGTCAAGTTTGGGACATGGAAACCTGAGCTTATTGATTATCTTAAATCACATGGTATTTCCAGCGAACAATGCAAGAAGTTCAACGTATTTCCACCATCACATGTATGGTTAAACGGAAAGTTGATCTATACTTACAAAAAATCTGATCCTGCTCTTGCTTATTACTTCGGTAAGGCAAAGAATGGAGACGAACGATGGAAGATATATTTCTTCACACGAAGAGGTAAATATCGATTTCTAACCAATACAAATCGTATTAATGGTTGGATTCAAATACCAGAAACAGGTGATAATCTTATCATCACAAAATCATTAAAAGATGTGATGTGCCTTGACGTTCTTGGATATTCTGCGATAGCTATGCAAAATGAAACAACCGAACCCTATCCTTCCATTATAGAAAAGCTGAAAGCACGCTTTGGAATAATATGGAGCTTCTATGATTTCGATGAACCAGGAATACGATTGGCTAATATACTAAAACATAAACACTCAATCCCTTATTTATTCTTAACCAATGGAAAATATAACACGCGAGATTACGGTGCCAAGGATATTTCCGATTACATCAAGACCAACAGCATTCAGGAGGCTAAAGAATTACTTTTACAATACATTCCACCCTTCTGATATTGACTATAATAAACGATTGTTTGTTGTAGAAAATAAATTAAAAGTAGGTAAATTCTTAGATAAAGACCCTATTCAGATGATGGTGTTAAAAGCACAACAAAAACATCTAAAACAAGAACTAAATTATGAGCAACAAACCACTGGCAGAAATTGAGGTTCCTCAGTTTATTACCAGGGTTAAAACCGCTGATTCACGGCGAGCTAAGTATTACAAAAAGAAAAACGGAGGGGGCATGTATCCCCGTTCCCTCCCTAAAACATACGCCAAAAAGGTAAAAGATGGCATCTACAGTTTTGATGCTAAAGGATACCTTAAGGACGAAAATGGGGAGAAAATACTGGCAAATCCAAGAACAGCAGGAGAACCCCGCTATGAAAAACTATCAGGAAACAATTTATTATCAGGTTATGGGAGTCCCCATACTCGTGCAAAACTTGCGAGATCATTAAAGGACTTTTTCAGACCTTTTGTACAAGAACATGTATTAAAGCATGGACCTATTACAACGTTTCCTCTCCGAGTTACATGGGATATGTACACTACGGTAGAAAAGACTCATTGGGATTTATTTAACCTGTTTTTCTACTATAAATACTTTGAAGATTCACTACATGAAACTACAGATAAAAGTGACTCTAATGCTATTTATTATAAAGGGAAAGAACTAAAACCGCTTATTCCAGACGACAACATAAAATTTATTACATGGGCTCCAAGTCCTAAAATAATACCTGTTGATAGCTGGGATGACAGAAAATTTATATTCAGATTTTACCATGACAAAAGAAACGAACTCCAACGAATACCTTGGATATAGAGCACATCCTGCCATAGCTAACAGTGACCTTAAACATTTGCATGACCCAATTTCATTCAAAATGAATAAAATGGGACAAGCAGATCAAGAAGATACAAAGTGGCAACGTACAGGTACTATGATAGATTATTTTTTATTGGATAGACCAAAATTCCTTAAGAAGTATATACAAGACCCTGGGTTTGAAAGCCCTTCATCACCAAACCAACAACAATTTTTAGCTAAACTATTACTGGAAGACAGATCTATAGAGCACATTCCAGATGAGACTTTATTTAAAATTCATGACTCCTGTTATAGTAAAGGAGATCTTGATAAGGCTAAAGATTTGGCTGAAAAACTGCGTTATATGGTTGAATTCAAAACCAATCATGGAAACAAAATTATTGTTTCTAACAATGACTGGGAAATGTTAAAGTACATCGAGAAATCATGTATGAATAAAAAGGTCATTAATACATTACTTTTCAATACTCCCAATAATTTACGAGTATTTAAGCATCTCCAAGTAATTGGAATGCCTATGCATAATATTAAGTGGAAAGGAGAGATTGATTTTGCAGCTGTTGATTTTGAAAACAAGATAATTTATAACATTGATTTAAAATCTTCTTCAGACAATATAGAGTCTTTTAATTACACGTATATTAATAAATACAGGTATCACAGACAGCAAGCCCTTTATAGAAAGCTTCTAATGTGGTATTTAGTGACTCAAAATATTATAGATGAAGAAGAGTTAAAAGCAGAATGGCTTATTAAAACGCGCTGTTTAATGGTACGTTCAGTTCCTTATCATCAGGCTTATTTAATTCCGATTCCTATTCAAGTATTAAAGTTAGGTGAGGATATGCTATTATCTGCTTCTAAAACCATACGTTTTTATGATGATCATGGATGGGATATACCTAAACCTGAACATACAAATAGTGGACTTCATCCTATAGAATTTGATTCTCAGATAGAAGAATTTAAACGACGAAATCCGCTACTATGAAACTTAAAGAACGCTTAGGGGAGTGGTTTAATACACCACTTCGCTATGAGTTCGGTAAGTATTACATGAAAAAGCTCCACGCATATATACGTTCAGAACGTATAAAGTACACTATTTTCCCTTCAAATTATCAGGTATTCAGAGCTTTAAGATTAACTCCTTTAGATGATGTAAAGGTAGTGATATTAGGACAAGGCCCCTACCCTCATAAAGCAGCTAACGGTTTAGCTTTTAGTTGTGATGAGAGAATGGAGTCTATTCCAGCTTCTCTCAAAAATATCTTTAAAGAGGTAGAAGATGATATTGGCTTTCAACCTTATCATAATCCTGATTTAGAACGATGGGCAAAGCAAGGGGTGTTATTATTAAACACATCACTCACTGTAAGACAGAATCAACCAGGTTCCCATAGTGTATATGAATGGAAAACATTCACAAGTAAGATTATTGAACTCGTATGTAACAAAAAAGACCCTGTAGTATTTATACTTTGGGGGCGTCAGGCGCAATACAAAAGTGTATTGATACCTGAACATCATTATGTTATTCATGCTCCTCATCCAAGTCCTTACGCTGCTCATACAGGATTCTTTGGTAGTAAGTGCTTTAGTAGATGCAACGAGTATTTAAAACAAGAAAATAAACCTGAAATAGATTGGTTAAAGAATGAAATTTGATAAATTTGAAGACAACAAGGTAGAAACGCTTCTTGACGAAGAAGAATCGCTGGAGTTTAGTATAGATAAAGAAGATGATTGGTTAATATTTAAGTCTTTCATTAACTATGCAAATCCCATTGATTCTATCGTTAGGGAAATTGTTTCTAATGCGTTTGATGCCCACGTAGATGCAGGGTATAAAGGAGATGTTGAAGTTGAAATCACAGAACGAAGTGACCTTACAGGAACTTCTGATATGTTTATTGTTCGTGATTTTGGTACAGGCATTTCTCCTAAAATAATGAAAGAGATCTATAGTAAATTTGGTAAGTCTACAAAACGAGAAACTAACGATTCGATAGGTGCTTTTGGTTTTGGAGCTAAATCTCCTTTAGGTTACAATAATATGTTTGAACTTATTACATATGTTGATGGTACGCGCTATCATTATGCTATTCATAAAGGAGAAAAGCGACCAAGTATTACTAAATTAGCTGAAGAACCTACAGACAGGCAAAATGGTACAACGGTTCGTGTTAATATAAAGGAGGGGGATATTTATTCATTTCGTTCATCGATTCAGAAAAGTCTTCGTTATTTTGAAGGCATTTCATATACGAATTGCAATGTTAGTAATGATTACACCATTATTAAAGGTAAAGGGTATATCATTCGTTTTGATAAACCTGTAGATGGTGTAGCTCATTCTACAGAGATAAATCGTAAGATAGACCTTTGTTTAGGAAAGGTAAGTTATCCTCTTAATGTAAGTGCTCTTCCTGAAATAGATCATAGTCTAAACTGTAGTATAGGTTTGTTTTTTGACATAGGAGAGATTCCTGTGGTATGGAACAGAGAATCGGTGGAATATACATCTAAGACCGTTAAAGCTATTCAAGATAGGTTTTTCCAAGTCAAGGATTATTTTCAGGCTAAAATAAATGAGCAATGGGATGCAATTTCATCTCTGAAAGATCTGTATGAGAAGAAACAAACCTCAAATAATGAAATAGTCATCCATAAAACAGATGATACGGAATACAAAATCAAGATTAATCGTTTTGTGAAGACGAAAGTAACACATCCTAAATATACGCCTCTTGACGTAGAATCTCAGAAAGCTTATATCGATATTGTGTTACGTACTTTTTATACTATTTCTTCAGGAGAACGCTACCTTTCAACATCTTCCTGGCAAATGGGAGCTGTTTATAATTATACCAAAGACTGTAAATGGATTATAGCAGATACCAATGCTCAAGTCAGTTCTTTGATGAGAGCGTATCTGAAAAAAGAATATCCTGATGGTTGTATTATTGTTAAACGACGTGATTACAGTTGGAAAGGAAACAGAAAATATCTTCTTCAGTTAGCAGCAAGCTATGATTTTTATTACTACCCTTTTAAAACGCCAAAAGAAAAAAGGCAAAAAATGATAGCAAAAGCAAAAGAACTCTACAGAGATCTTTATGACCAGTGTACTATTGGCATGACTAAGCTTGACTCTATCACCATTTCAGATGCGTTTAAAGAAGAGTGGGATAAACGTCATGAAGAAAAACTTCAGAGACAGAAAGAGAAGTTTAATTTCATGCACGCTCATGCTAATACGTCCTTCACTAGGGATAAAACTCAAGGCTCTAAACTTAAAGAACGGTTTGGAACCAGAATGGTAATTTATGGTTTTCACGATGACCGTAAGTTATTAAGAGATCTGATAAGCATCTTAGGTAGAGAATATCGACGTAGAAATCTCAAGATAGAGGTTATTCAAATCTCTAAGAAAAACGAACGTGTTATTAAGGAAGAACTTCCTGATACGGCAGTTTACTGTAAAAAAGCAGGTAATAAGCGTCCGTTTAGTAGGATAGGCGATAAATATAATATCAATCAATACTTCGAAGAGATAAAACATAAATTTGTACAGCTTCCTGGATATTCTAAATTAATGGAGAAACTTTCAAGGTTCAATCAAACAGTACCTTCATATGTTACACCAAATGAACCGGACCAAGAAGAGATCGATGGTTTATATGTAGAGATAGGCATGTTTTTAAAGTATCCTATGAAAAACTATGTACAATGGGTGTCAGATGTTCCTAAAGAATATCTTGAAGAGTATAAACAATCTTGCAAATATCACAATGTTAATCCAATTTTAATTACTAAACTATATCTAAAAAACTATGAAGAAAAAAGTAATAGCGTTTAAAAATAACGAAGACCTTTCTATTATTATAGGAGGCAAACATTACATGTTTCAAAGTGAGAGGGCTAAAGAAATATTCGAAGCTGCTATCACCTATAAAGCAGATCCTACAGAAGAGAATTTTAAGACCCTTGAAAGCACAATAGCTAAAATCAATACTGTATTGCATAATGATATTATTGTCGAAGACGGTAATGGATTATTTTACCTCAAAGGTATGGAAGGAATTCCAATGCCTTCAGAACTTGCAGAAATGATTATAGATTATGCAAACAATGATTATCCATTGGAAGCATTTATTAATTTCTGGAAGCTGTGTGCAGCTAACCCTAACGCAAAAGCTCGTCAAGGATTCTTTCATTATGTTAAGAAGTTTGGTGTAACCATTACAGACAACGGTTACGCGCTGCTTTACAAATCTGTAAGCAGGAAAAGAGAAAGAGCAACTACAGACGATATGGTTAATTTCATATCTAAAGAGTACATGAAGATTAAGAAATGGAAAAAGGCTCCTAAAAAGTATGCTGTAGTCGAGACAGAAGAAGGCTATGATATAGTAGACTGTTATGGAAAAAATACTCCTGCTCCTGATGAAGTAAAAGGCTCTATTGGAGATCTTCAAACACTCCATGATAGTTTGGATATACTCATTTCTGAATCAGATGTGTATTACGAACCTCACTATAGAGAAGGAGATTACGGAAACAAGATTCGTCTTGGAGAACCTGTAACCATGCCTCGTGATAAGTGTGATCCTAATATATCGAATGCCTGTTCTACAGGACTTCATATTGGAGCTCATGACTATGTAAAAGAGTTTGGATTCGGCGGAGAAGAACGAGTACTTGCGTGCTTGGTTAATCCAATGAATATTGTTGCACTTCCTAAGCACGATCGTTCTAAGATTCGTTGCTGTGAGTATTATCCTTATGTTGTTATTGCTGAAGGTAAAGACCATTGGGAAGAAATTGAAAGTAGTTATTTTGAAGATGATTACCTCAATTATGAGAAAGAAGAGATAGAAGAAATCCTGTCTAACCTAAAAGTTTCTAATAAATACACAAAAGACGATGTTGAAACTGACGAACACCGAAGAGCAAGACTCATCGAAATCTACGAATAGTTATAAGATAGAAAGAAGGGACAATACGCCCCCTTCTTCTTTATCTTCTATTGGGATTTTAGATAATGTCCATTTTACAGAAGAAAACTGGGAAGAGTTTGTAGAAACTACAAAAGATGATGAAGTTTATGAGTTATTAACAGATACGAAGGTTACAGCAGATCCTGAAGTAGCAGATGCTATTGAGGCATACTATAATGACATATCTCTTCATTATTCTGTACGTACAGATACAACACCAGAAATAGAAGTGGTTATTCAAGAATTACAGAACCTCAGTACACGTATGACCTCAAGACATTATGGATTAGTATGTAAGTATAGTATAGCAGAGTCACCTTTGACTCACTATTCATTTCATATTATTCATCAAATTCCTACTTATTCTCAAGTTTTAACTATTGAAAAAATTACAAGTACCAGAGGTTCCACCAACTATAATTCCTTTTCCTCTTGTAAATTTTCCATCAACTATTAAATATAAATTATATGAATTACACCAAATTAGCATACCAAATTTATCAAACAGCCAAAGAAAAAGGATGGTGGGACCATTTCCGACCTTCTGATGAAATTCTTATGCTGGTACTTACAGAGATAGCAGAGGCAGTAGAAGCAGACAGACACGATAGACGAGCAAAACTTGATATGTATTATCAGGAAGTTGCTGTAGGTGCTATTGAAGAGTCTCAAATATTCGAAGCTACTATTAAAGACAGTGTAGAAGATGAACTTGCAGATGCGTTTATTCGTCTGTTAGACTACTTCTACTATAAAGAAGGAAAAGCTTTCCAACTTAATGTCGTTAATGTTGAATTTAATGGTACGTTTGCAGAAAGCATGTTCTCTATTGCTAAAATGCTTGGACGTTATCAATTAAAATCAGCAGCGAGTTCTATCATTGTATTCTGTAAAGAAAACGATATAGACCTTGAAGAACATGTCAAGCTGAAAATGAGATACAATGATCAGCGTTCAAGAATGCATGGAGGTAAGAAATACTGATGAATCCATATGTTTATATGCCTTCAGGAAGTCGTTATTATTATAAGAATCCTAACGATTCTATGATAAAGTTTTCTGACATCACTCAAATTTTAAGCCGGGAACAACGCTTTAACAATACACTTCGAAGCCACTGGAGCATCTTACAACATGCTTTGTTGGTTCAATTTCTCACACTCAGAGATCAAGAACCTGAAGAATTTCAATATACAGCCCTTCATCATGATAATGCTAAAGCGTATATGAAAGATGTTCCAAGCCCTTTAAGAAAACTACTTCCCGATTATAATTCTTTGTACGCTAAGTGTGCAGATGCTATTAAAAACAAGTTACAAGTTCCTCACTGTTTAAATGATCTTCCTCAAGAAGTTTCAGATAATGATTTACTTGCAATGAAAATTGAATGGTTTCTTTTTTCTGGGCAAGATCCAGAGAAGTTAGGAAGTAGTAAAGAACTTGTTCATCATAATAATGAAGATGGCGCTTTGCTTGCTCGTATTAGTGAACTGTTAAATATGAAAGAAGATCAGGTTGCCAATGAGTTTGTAGAAATACACAAAAAATTGGCACGAAAACTTGATCTTAGAACTGTTTTAAACCTTTAAACCTATTACAATGAGCAAATCAAAACTACAAGTAATTTCCCAACACCGTAACTCATTTAAAGGCAGAGTTAAAGGATTGAGAAATAATATAAGAGGCATGGTTCATAACACTGAGGCATTGCATCCTAATGAAACTGAAAGATTAACCACCATGGAGCGAGACTTAGATAATATGTTATTGTCTTGGGATACTCGTTGGGAACAAATAAAAGAAGATTTAGATATATGAAATACGTTATATTCGATTTAGACGGTACTCTTGCAGATATAGAATTGCGCCGAAAGAAAGCATTAAAAGATAACGGAGAGATCCATTGGGGAGTCTTTTTTGATCCTCGTAATATAGACTTAGATTCTCCTGTAGAAAGTATTGTAACTCTCTACCATGTATTTCGTCTTCAGTCAGGATTTAAGACTGTAATATTTAGCGGGCGTTCTGATATTACTAAGGATGCAACTGAAAAATGGTTCAGACGTCATTATATAGTACTTCCTGATATTTTTATCATGCGAAGAGATGGAGACTTTACTCCTGACCAAGACCTAAAGAAACAATGGTTAGAAGAACTCCTTGAAACAGAGAAAATCTCTAAGAACCAAATTCTTTTTGTGGTTGATGATCGTAATAAGGTTGTTAATATGTGGAGAGAAGAAGGATTAACTTGTCTTCATTGCGCAGAAGGAGACTTCTGATGAAAGAACCAGCTTGGGTATGTTTTGACTGTGCAGAAAAAAGAGGAGCAAGAGTTCCAGAAGGACACATAGTTACAGTCAACATACGTGAGTGTGGACTATGTGGTGAAGTAAAAGAAGTAACAGAGCCAAGAGATTTTGGTAAAACACGTAATCTTTTAAAAATAGAAGACAATGAAGATAACAATAACTGAATCTCCTGATGGACCTTATGAGCCTACAGGACGGTTAGATACAGAAATAGAAACAGCTAAAGGAAAACTATCTGCTAATTTTGGAGCTGAAGCGCTTAAAGCTACTTCCCACATTCCTATTGTTATTGTACATGATTTTAGCAAGCAGAGATGTAATGGAGTAGAACAAGCAATAAAACAATTTAATTTAGTACAGGTAGTAGATTCCTGTGCTATCATTCAAAATAACTAATACAATGCTAAGTAAAAAACAAGTAATAACGATGACAACAGGGAGAGAAGCGATTTTCCTTGACCATATACATGTAACAGATACCTTATCAATCACTGCGTACTCTTTAAATATAGAAGGGTATAAAGTAACTCTTGGAGTAGGTTTAGACTATGAAGAACACGATGATGGTGTAAATACAATTTCAGGTAAAGTAAAAGTAGCTATTTGTAGCCCTGAAGACAGGTATAAAGAAGAAGTTGGTGTTTCTTTGGTAATGGGAAGGCTTATCAATTCAGATACTTCAGATTTTGATATTGCTACCCCTGTTAAATTTGACCCAAAAGCTGTATTAACAATGTCAGACTTCATCTTAGAAAGCTGGATTGATGATCTTGCTATAGCTTTACGTAAGAAAAACAGGCTGTTAGAGCTTCAAAAAAGACAGCAACACCTGATTGTTAAAAATCTAAAGCATATCATGGAAGACTTTACGGAGTAATCTATGAAACTTTATGGAGTAAAAGTAAATAGTTCTCAAACTGCTATTGTAAGGGCTACCACTAAGAAACAAGTGGTAGAGCTCTTGCAAGAAAAAGGATTTGAAACAGATGAAGATGAGGTCTTCATTATTGAAGAGTACAACACACTTAAAAAAGAATTAATGGTAATAATATGATAATAGCAATAAGCGGTAAAATAGGATCTGGTAAAGATACTGTAGCTACAATGATACAGTATTTAGATGTTAAACCTGAAGCAGATGAGTTAGGCGATTTATTAATCAAAGTAAAGGAGATATATGAGCAAATCAAAATGTAAGAAAGTTTATTATGCTCGGTGTATAAGTGATTACAATAAAGAATTTGATAATTACTGCATCAACCAATTAACTAATTTAGGATTTGAAGTAGTAGACCCTAATATATTCTTCGACAAAGATGAGTATGAAGACAAAGGGATTAACTGTAAAGTCTTTTCTAAACAGAAAAGGCAGAAGCTTAAAGAAGCGTTAGAATCGATAGATGATATGTTAGACAATGTAACGGAGGAGTGGTATAACACCATAAAACCAACTTTGCTTGATGAAGAGCCTGAAAAAATTGAGGTTACTTTATGAAAAGCAGAAGACAAGGGGAAGTTGTATTTTTTATACTCTTCTCCTCAATTTTACTATTTATTTACTTAATTATTTATGCCTACTTACACACTACACCTTGATAATGAAGATGCTGTTAATTGGGCATACCAACATAAGTTGATTCCATTTGACTGGCAGTCTGCCTTAAAATATGCTGAACTCGGTCGTCTTATCAATTCAGAGTCTATAGAGTTGGAATTCGACTACTATTACGAATCTCCTGATCGTACCGTTGGCGAAATAGCAGAACATTGGGATTTTTTTGACTTTGAGACAGATAGTAGAGACTTATTTAATCCCCATATTCCTGAATGGTTAGAACAAGAACTTATTACTTGTATAAAACAAGAAGAATCTTGCACTTGACCTTTAAGGAATAATTAATCATTTTCAGAAATATTAACATTTAACTATATTTTTTTATGAGCGATCAACAATTAAAGGGAGATGCCATGACTGTAAGCACCATGTTCTCTCAATTACGCAATATGCTTATTGATTTACAACGTGAACACCCAGATGCTATGTTTAATTTTCTTGATGCAGAGTCAGATCTTAAAGAACATGAAGAACAATTTGACAGTTGGGCAATAGAAGAAGATTTATTATGAGCTTTATTCCCGGTCTTCTGGAAGTTCCCACACACTCATTAAGCCCTAAATATGAAGGGGTTCCATCTTCTGACGCAGAAGTTGCAAAACTTTATAGGTCTAAGCTAAGCAAAAGTATGGATAGAAAGAACTTTTGCTTTTTCTGTATAGGAATTTCCAATTTAATCGGACTTGATTTACAGACAGAAAAGATGAGTTATTTTATGTTTAGATTCATTTCTTTGAATAAACCTCACATGGGAAGAAAGGACATAGCTGACCTTTTAGGACTTTCTAAAAATATTATTACTAACTGGGAAAATAACATACCACCTAATGCACGAAGTATTATGTATTCTTCTGCTCGTATTTTTCCTCAGTATTATGATTATCTTCTTGGGAAGATAGAAGAAACCCCTACCTGCTTTCACACAGATAAGGGTGTTCATCCAGGTAAGATATGTCCTTAATTATCAGGGTCTTCCATTACTTTTTCAACCACACTCTTAGGAGGGTTATAACGGTTGAAATGGTCAAATATATCTAACACCTGATTAATAACAGGTGTGTTTTTCAATCCGTAATACCCAAACGGGGTTTTATCTCGTGGGTCTCTCTCACCTTTTACTACATAGGACATTTCAATAATCCCATTCTCTATCATTTTTTTAACTTCTGTTGCCTGTCCCCATAAAGCAATAGGAGATTTGATGATCTCATCTACGGAACTTGGATTCCAGAAGAAGGAAGATTCAAGCAGAGCACGTCTTGCGATTTGGTGTGCATTCCATGTAAAGAGGTTTCCTTCTTCTTCATCATCCCATTCAAGCCCTCCAAGAAGCTGAACAGTAACAAAGAATGCCAGATAGATTCTTAGTTCTGCAACTAATCCATGAAGCTTATCTCTATATAGTTGTATGAATGCATCAGGTACCTGTACATCTTCCACATCCCAAATATCTCGGTATTGGGGGTGTTGCTGTATAAACTTATCAAATTTACGCTGGATAGCTGCTTTGTTGGGCGTCTTTTTATACAAGCCCATAGCCACTACTTCTGAAATAATTTTAAGCACCTCCTTAACTGCAGGAAGCATTCCGTTTCCTAATACCTCTCCCATAGCAGCATTAAATCGTCCTATCTCAATGGTTTCCATCGTAGAATCATAGCGTAGTTTACCAAATCGTGCTTGAGCTAAGCCAGGAATCCAGCTTCTGAAATGCATTAAAGATTGTCCAAGAACTGTACGTGAAATTAACCCTTTCTGACGTTCATTTTGTGTACCACGTATCTGATATAACATCTTTTGAACTTTGTCTCTGAACTTAGCGAACTCTTTGACATCTAATCCTTCAATGTATAACTGTCCATCTTTTTCTTGTACAGAGTCATAGACAGAAGGAGCATCTTTATCAAGAATCTTGTCAAATTTAGGATTCTTTATTTTGTTGTCAGAGTCCACTACGTAATGCTTTGCCATAGCAGAGAGAACCCCTTTTGAAATATTATCATCAGACCAGATATACCCTATAAATAAGGTACGGCTTCTAAAACGACGAGAAAAAGTAGTAGCTCCTGTTAATTCTATTTTTTCAGAAGGAATACTTCGTGATTCAGGTTGCCAGTATTCAGCTACTTTTTTAAACTGATCATCACGTCGAGACCAACTTGTAAGTGTTTCTCCCCATGATTGTTTTGTAAAGTATCTACCTTCTCTTGCTATCATACCCATGGCTGTTTTACCCTGAATATAATCAGCTATCTGAATAGTGTGGTTAAACCCTAATGAGCGTATAGACATATACTGCATCATACTATTCATGACTTTTGCCAGGGAATAATCACCCAGTTTCGTATCAGTTTTAAGTTGTTTGCCGTACAAAAGCATATCAACGAAGCTGTCAAAGTACTCTTTCAGTTGGGGATCGAGTCCGATTTTTTTTACGAGATCTCCTTCAACCTCTCGGATAATGTTCTCTTCAAAATTATCTAACTGGATACTTTCTACCCGTTCTTTTTCGATAAGGGTTCTCAGGGCTTTGACTTCTCCCTCAATAGCAGACTTGGAGAGATGAGTATTTGCTGAATACACCATAGCCATAAGGGATTTAGTAAGGTCTTTGCTCTTGGTTTTCAGTCCAAGCTCTTTCCCTCTTTCATAGAGAGCTTTTTGAACAGCCTCCTCAAACTCTGGAGTATCTGGTGTGTATTTCTTTGCTAACTCTTCTTCTATACGTCGTTGTTCTTTATTAGAAGGTTTGTTATACACAGGGTCTGTATACAGAAGCGGGATCGTTGCCAGACTATTACCATTGGAATCTACAGCACCAAGAAGCTCATCTTCCTGATGAATCTGAAGTGAATTTTGGTAGATACTGGTTAAATCTCCAAGACCTCCCGGACCAAATTCTACCATGTTATCCCAAAGACCTTTACGAACATTAGCTACAAAGCGTCTCCCTATGGTTTGAGAGCCAAAGGTTTCTGTCCACTGTAGGTTATACTTGATATACATATCATAGTAGTTCTTAACAGGTTCGTTAGACTCAATGAATTTCCACTTCTCTGAATGATAATCTGATGCTTTATCTTCACGAGGCTTTAAGTAGTAGGAAGAGTACAGGTTGCTCCCATCGCTTTTAATAGAATTGTTGTCTAACCAACGTTTTTTAGCGGATTTTGCTTCTTCTTTAGTCATGGGGGTAACAGCAAGATCGTGTTCAATCTGTTTGAATACTTTCTCCTTGCGAGATTCATAACGTTGTTCATCCAATGTAAAGTAGGTTTTCAGCCAGTCTTTTTCCTCCTTTGTAACCTTGCCTTTATTACGAGCTCGTTCTTGTATATCGTCACGCTTTTTCCAGAACTCTTTCGTATATTCACTGACAAGTCTTCCTGTATTTTCATCGTATAGAAGATCAAATTTCTCCATCTTACCATACCCATTAGCAGCTGCCCAATCAGAAAACTCTTTATCAATCTTCTCTATGGTTTCAAATTCATCAAGGGTTTTACGTCGTGTAATTTCATCTGCTTCACGAATAAGTTCGTTGAGTCGTTGAAACACAGGCATATTCCAGTCTTGAATTCCCTGAAACTGGCGTGCAAAGGCAGAAGGAATCTCACCTGCTTTCAGATGATGATGTCCAATACGCTCTTCTAATTCATCCAACATTCTATTTTGAAGAAGTCTTGCCGTACTTTCTGCTTTAGATACTGCTTGTCCAAGACGTTTACGGTCTTCTTTCTTCATATTATCTAACTGGTTACTGAAATCAGAAGCCAGATTAGCATATATCTCCATTTCTCCAATAGCATCTGTAACTTCGCTGTAATCCATAAAGCGTTCATCAGTAGCAGGAAGATTTAATCGATCTTTATATTGATTAAACAGTTCTATTACATCGTTAACCATTCCTGTAACATCTCTGTTAAGCTGTACATTCTTTAAAGCGTTATTGATTCGAGAGATCTTATTGATTAGTCTGGTCTTTTCTCCAGCTTTTGCTCGATTCAATAAAGATTGAGTCTGAGATTTCTCTTCTAAGAGCTTCTTAATCAACCTATCGACTGCAGGGTCGCCTGTTAGCTCTTCGACAGGAATGGCGTTGAGATACTGCGTATCCTGACGATTATTTGCGTCTTGCATGGCTATAGTTTTGAAGCCATCTTCAATTTCTTTAATCCATTCGTTTCCTGAGTACTCAGAATACGTTGCACGAATAGGAATAATACGAGCACGTCGAAAACTCTTGATACCATAGTTCTCTTTCAACATGTTTTTGTAACGAGCTAACTGCATACTCCATTTGTTCTGCTTTAAAGCTCCTGGGGCTTCTTCTCCTGGACGAGAGAATGACTTGTAATCGTATACAGCGGCAGTTCCATCAGAAAAGAGGACTGCAAGATCAATGGTTCCTGCTAAGTCAGAAAGACTGTCCATAATAGGAAGCTCAAAGTAAAACTTAGGCTCAACATCTGGGTTTATCTCTTTCTGTATTTCGCGTATTTCGCTGATAAGCGCTCTCATACCTGATGTCAACTGTTTAAATTGATTAGCGTGCATGCTTACAAACTCTGGTCCATACTCACTGAATTCATCAAGCTCTAAGAGTTTAGCAACTTCATCGCGAATATCTGATTGACTTATAGACTCTTTGTTCGCAATAGCTTTACCAATGTGTTCCAGATAACTATGTATTACAGTACCTTTTCTTGCAAAAAATGGTCTGTCTTCTCCTTTATAGTTCTTTCCAATAGCTTTCAAGTGACGTTCAATAAGCTCACTGACACGATGGCTAACCTTTTTGCCTGTCTTCTTATTCAGATATCCTTCCTGATTAGGTAGTTTTTCTACATCAGGGTTATCCAGTTTGTTTACAATATCCTCGTAGATAGGAGCTTTGTTTAACTCACTTTCTGTACGTTCAGCAGACAGTTCATACGCAATAATTTCAGGCACCTCTTCAATAGGTGGTAATTCATTATCCATACGGTAGAAAATGTTATGAGTTTTAAACGGACCCAATGCTCTTTCCAGCTGGATGTATGATTCACTGTTGTAATTTGGACAGACTAAACTCATTAGTTACCTCGACATTTCGTAGTTTTCTTCGTTGCCTCTTTGGGGTCAACGTCTGGATTTTCTTTTAATTTCTTAAGCGCTTTGTTTTCTGCTTTACCAGAAGTTACAACTCCTGTGATATTATCAAAACCAAATACTTCATCTAATCGATTGTTAAGATACACAAATGTTTCAGGAGCCCGTTCTTCAAGATTTGCTAATCCTGTTCCTAATCCATCAGAAGGAAATACAATAGGTCTTCCATCTTTTTGAATATCTTCAATGGCTTTATCTATAGCTAAAATATTCTCTTTAAGCTCAGTGTCTGTAAAGAAACTACTCTCAGAATTTGCTGGTTTCTTTTTAGTAGGAATACCAAATGCATTTTCATTATCTCTAATGATAGCTTGACCTCCTTTTCCTACATTTATCAAGTTATCACCAAAGATATAAATTTTGTCAGGATTAGCTTGAACCATTTTATTATCATACCGTTTTATAGTTTCTACGGTTTGAGAAGCTTCAGGAATAATTGGTGTGGTGCCTGATACTAAAGTATAAGCTTGCAGACTTCTATCATTCTTGAAGTCTCTGAATCCTGCAGGATTAATAAGATAGTCTGAGTTACGCTTTGGATATACTTTAAGCTCTCCAATCTCTAATCCTTTAGCAGGAATGACAATCTCTGGCTTCGTTTTGTACTTAGGGAACCCTTGAGAAAGTTCTTCTTTAGTAGCTCCTGTACGTTTAAGTCGTTTCCATAACTTAGCTTTGTCAGGTTTACCTCTTTTCCACTGAATAGGCAACAGAAGGTTGTCATTGGTGTTATTCTGAATAAACCGTTGAATAAATTGTTGTTTATTAAGAGGCGCATTTGCAACGGAACCCAACATTTCTGAGTAGTATTCTTGAGGAATAAACTTAGTAAATGTGATAGGACTCAGTTGTAATCCACTTTGCAGGATAACAAAACGTGTGATATCTGCAGCTAACTGAGGGTCAGTGACAAACAGATTTCTAAACTCATTAATAAGGTTGTTCTGCTCAACAATATCTAAACGCTGGTCTACAAGCTTCAAGCTGTTATAGCCCTTGCCTTCAATATTTTCCTGAGACAGAATGGGGAGAAGATATTCAAGGAAGAGGTTGTCAGACGTTTCTCGTTTCTTCATTACACGTTCAGGCACTGAATTCTCATCTACCATCAGCTTATCAACAGATCCCCCTATAGGACCATATTGAGAGTTATTTATCATAACAGGAGATGTCATTAACTTATAGGTTAACAAGTCAGCCTTTACCTTATCCAGCAATTTTACTTTGTCTTCCACAAGTCCATCAAGAGAAGATACAAAGGACACCATGTTTTCGTATACATGATTGCTGTCTGGGTTAGAATAATGAGAAAAGAAAGGTACAAATAGCTTCTTAAACTCTTTCAAAGCAGTATAATGAGGCTGTAAGAATCCTGGAGTATCTTTATCCATAGTGTTAGCCACTACACGATCAGAGTTTCGAACTACCGAGGATTTCTCGTTAATAAACTCAAGGTCTCCGAGCATTAACTCTAATTGGGATGTATTTTTACCCATTGCCTGCGTATCAATACGTGTAGACTGAATGTATTTATTCAATTCAGTAGCTCCTGTTTCTGCTTTCAGATATTCTTGCAGATAAGAACGTTGCTCTCCGTTGGTAGGAGAGGATAACTGATCTTTCATCTCAGTATCAGAGTAATCGACAGGAGAAAACCCTTTTCCGTATTTATCGCGAATGATCTTATCAATCTTTTGGTCTGTCAGTAATTGCTCAAACTTTTTATCTGTCCACTTAGGCTCATTGGCAATAGACTCCTGAATAGATTTCAGCTTCGTATACTCTCGTACAATAGGTTGATTAAGCAAGTACATTACTTTTCTAACAGGAGTTCCTGCACGTATGAGGTATAAAGCGGTTTTAGCTGTTGTAAGATTCAGGTTCAGTGAATAACTGATAGGGTTCTTTACCCCATCAATAAACATGTTAGTAATCTGATTAAGAGTATCTCCAATCTCTTCGTTCTTGTGTATGTCTTCAACTTTTTCACTTGTCTGATAAGCCTTAGCTCCTGCAAGACTTACTCTTCCAGACTCTGTTTGATTGTGAGGAATCTCCAGATCAAAGTTTTTCAGCATGTAGTAGTTGTAACGTGTAGAGTGTACATGATCACTTACATGAAGTGCAGAAAGTCCAGTACCTGCAATACTCTCGATATTACGCTGTGTAATACGGGTGAGGTATTTGAAGTTGGTGGTCATGGTTGCATAGTCACTCTCGTAAGTTTCTTTCCTGATATCATCGATTTCCTGTTTCAGATTATCAAGAACATCAATACCAATCGGAGTCAGCAGTGCTTCACGGTTTGTTTTGTGGCTAAGTATCTGGCTGGAAATGCTGATGAGGCGGTTTTGATATGCCTGCTTAGTATTCAGTGCTTGTTTAGAGGCATTCTTAATGCGTTTTCCAGTTTTCATTGTTTTATCTATAAGCATATCAGCTAATTTACCATAGCCTCGCTTCTTCAGTTGTTTTCGTATAACAGCAACATCATCTGTTTCAAGCTCTTTGTACATCTTATCAATAACCTTTAATGCTTGATCACCGTTTTCAAAGAACTCAATGTACTCAGGCTTTCCTTTTACCATACGGTAATTAGGAAGGAGAACATTCAGCTTATCAACGTCAAAGTCACTACCTGCTTTAGCTACAATTTCAGTCGGCAGTACAATTGTTTCTCCTGCAGATTGTGGTAAGAACCCTTTGATTTTAATACGCTCAATAACGTTAAGTCCAGAAGTAGGAATACGGAATCCAACAGCTTCAAGAAGTTCATTGGCTACGTCTTCAGGGTTGTCTCCAAATAGTTCTTTGAAGTAATGTGGCATATACACTTCCATGTATCCTTTACCCTCTCCCTCTTCAGGGTAGAATTGTAGCTCATTAGACAGGTATTTGTCTCCAACTTTCACACGAGGATTTTGCTCAAAGAACGTGCTTGATGCCTGTACTTTAGCTCCACCATGAACCTTCTGACTAATAACACGACTGTCTGCGATACTTGCAAGGATGTTTTCAATCTTGTCTCGGTTAGACAATACGTCTAAACCTAATCCAGCTTCCATGAGTTTCTTGAGGTTGCTTAACCCCTGAATAAGGTTGTTGTTAGCATCACGTTGCTCAGCTTCATCTACAAGAAAATCGATGAGGCTTTCCATACTATCTATGGTATAGCGACCTTCAACTATGGTAAGACCAAGTTCCTCAATCAATTCATCGATACCCAGTTGAATAAGATCTGAATGTGTACGTGTCATTTCACTGGCAAGATCACCAAGCTCAGCTGCTTTATCTGAGCGTACTTCTCCATTCTCATAAATTCCTGAAAGTATTTGCTTCATGAACTGGCTACCAAGGATAACGCGGTCTTTAACAGAGTTTCCTGTCTGTAGTTGTAATCCCCAATACTCAAAGTAACTGTCTTGGGTAGTTACTTCAGAAAAGTCAGGAACTCCATCTTTATAGAGCTCTTGTCCAGGATTTTTGGTTCCTACCTTATTAGCAGACTCAAAAGTAACGATTCCAGTTTTACTTTTGCTCATGTATTCTTTGAGCGTAGTGAAAGCTGGCGTATTGTACTCACGAAGAACAGGTAATAAAGCTGTCTTATACATCCCTGGAATAAATTCTTCCTCTGCAAGAGGTCCAAAATACTGAGGCTTGAGCATGTTAAACGTGGTACGCTTACCATCTGTATTAACAAGGTCTCTGGCAGTTACTTTTTCTGTTTCTCCTGTGGTCCAGTTCTCAAATTGTATAGAAGTAGCTCTTTCTGGTCGTTTCTCCCACTGATATAGTCGTTCAAGGGCTTCTGTCCATTCTGCACCTCGAAGTTTCATATCTCGATAGGTTTCCAGGGATACCATACCTATAGCATCTGCTTCTTCCATAGTCTCGTAAGAATCTGCATTTTTCAGCGTCTTCTTGATTTCTTCAAGTTCCGTAGAACGAGTAATGACATCAGAGAATACAGCTGTACGAATAATAGGACGATAGCCTTTCTCGTATTTGTCTGTAGTTTGTAGTCTTCCTTTACTATCTGTATATGCATACAGCCGTTGATTAGAAGGGAAGAATTGGTTTAACAGGTTGTTTACACCATTACCTACAGAAGATATCTTTTTAGTACCAAGAGCACCACTCATTCTGTGGAAGAAGTTATCAGACTTCTTATAAAAAGCAGGGTGACCAGTAAATACTTTGGTTTGCTCAATGTTAGCAGCTGCTTCACTGATTACAACAGTCTTTATAATATTCTCAAGTTGTTCTTGATTATATTTTACCATGTCGTTATCAACGAGTCCAAGTAACCCATTGTTTTTATAGGAGTCTCCTTGTTTCTCAACCACCATAAACTCTTCCAGATAGTCAATAGTCTCTGGAATCATGTCTTCAAAATGCTTCTTAATCTGATGTTCTGCTGTAGAGAACATAGTTTGAGTCATAGCTGAGAGGTTACCATCAATGTATTTCTCCATGGCTGTCTTCAGCTTCTTATTACCACTTACCATCTTAGGCATAATGGAGTTCTCAATAGGATTCTCTACAAGATTCTGAGCTCCAGCATACTGGCTTAAAAGGTCTCTGTTTTTACGAATGTAGTCCAACTCGTCCATCAGGTATTCTGTAAACTGCTTAACGTACGTGTTTTCACGTATCTCCTTCTTAGAGAATATCTCTCCAAGTTCTATGAAACGTTCAAGCTTCTTATCTCCTGCTCGGAATAATGGATATTGTCCACTAAGCACAGAGTTTATGTGTACACGTATTTTATCAGAATGGTCTAACTTGCCAAAAGGTGTGGCTTTACGGTTTCCTTTAATTCCTTCTGTGATATTAATAGTCAGTTTACCAGTCCGTTCTCCATCTTTATTAAATAGCTTGGTATGTCGAGGTGTAGAGGTTCCTTTCCTGTTCAGTAGAATAGACCGTTTGCTGTAATCAGATTTTAGATGAGGATTTTCATCCAACAACGTGTTCAAATTAGCTGCTCGATTGATCTTATCTTCAATCAAAGAGATATAATGATTCAGTGTAACATTATACACGGTTTCATTTTCAAGATTCAAATGCTGATTCTCTACCCAATCGACAGAATTGTCAATTTCGTGCTGAACAACAGCGTTTAAATCTCCTTCCATGTCTCCATCACGAAGGAAAGCATTAATCCCTTTTCCTTTTTTGATCAGATTATACATATGATCAACAGAGTTATTAAACTCTTCAGAAGGAAGAGAATCATAAGCTGTAACGTGGATACCTAACTTCTCAAGGAATTGCAGACGTTTGTAATATGATTTGTACTGAGCTTCCTCATTAGGAGCTCTCTTAGTTAAACGTTCCTGATAGTTTTTATTAAGGGACGTCAGTAAGAGGTCCTTTTGTTTCAGACTATTAACCAAAGAAGGTTTGTAGACCAGCTGGTTGTTCTTCAACGTATATACGTTTTGACGAATACTGTTAGAGAACCATTCTTTTACAAGTCTGTTTTTACTGGTATTAATCGTTGCATCAATCAGTTTAAAACTGTCTCCTTCATCACTGATAGCAATCTTGTAACTGTTATTGTGCTTAGAGAACGCCTCATTAAACTGTAGCATCAGGTTAATATCTGCTTTAGTAAAGCCAGATTTCATGAAGGTACGATTTAAAAGGTCTGTCATTCCTTCCTGATGACGAATCTTCTGTGTGATGACATCTCTCTTTTCAGCCAATGTAGTTGTGCCTGCCATATGATTAGCCAGTACATTGAATACCTTGCCAAAATCAACATTCTTCTTAATTCCAGGAAATGAAAAGTTCGCTTTATGAGAACTCAGACTTCCTACTAAGAACCGAACAGCAGACGTGGCATTTTGTTTCGCTGAAAAATTGATTGAGGCGTCTTGATAATACTTGTTACTGTCTTTGGTTACAGAATCTCCAATAGTATCCTCAGTAATAACCTCTATGTTATATCTTTTTAGGTTACGTTGATGCAGGGAAATAACTTTATCCCAATTATTACGAACAAAGTCTAAGTTATCAATAAAGTTTGTATGCTCTTTAGAAATAAGCTTGCCTTTAGCTTTACGTTCTTTTAGCTGTTTAACGGCAGTATTTCTTCGCACAAGTACATCAGCTTTCACAGCCTTTAACACTTCGTTATAGTACTCTTTACTGTCATCTGATGTAAACAAGATATTCAACTTATCAGGGAACACGTTGAACAAGTTGTCAAAAAACAGATAGTTCATCATGTCCATAGTATCACTTGTAAATTTCACAGAATCATTTAGAACAAGGTCATCTGCTTTCTGTAGTCTTAGGGTATTACGGTTAATGAGCGTAGGAGTTAATTGAATATCACGACCTTCTGACAAGATTTTAGCTAAATCTTTGATAGATGTGGTCGCATTTAATTCATTCACTCGTATAGACTCTCCAAAAATCTCTTGGAAGAAGTTTCTGATAGCATCCCAAATCTTTTGAAGGGTTCCTTTATCCTGATACTGATTGGAAGCTTCCTTACCAAGTACAGTTGTAATGATTTCTCCTACAACAGCAGGATCAGCAACGTTATTAGGAAACGCATCTCCATAGCCAGCTTCAACTTGTTCGATGATACGTCTTCCCTGAGCAGTAGAAGCAATACTGTTGTATAGTTCTCTTGCAAGTTCAGGGTTTTGGTCCATGATTTGATCGACAATAGCGTGACCTACTTCATGAAATACCGTCTCTGAGTTTATCTCACCATCTGTAAATACATAGGCTATTCCTCTGTGGTAAGCGCCTTTAGGAAGGTTTTCCAGAGTAAATTTTTCATCTGAATGCTCTTGTAAGAACTCCAATCCTTCTACTTTGGACTTAACTACAACAGGAACTCCTGTGGCAGAAGTAAGATTACCTGTTATGATATCAAACTCTCTGTTAGTAAGAACTCTTCCTGAAGCTGTTCCCTTGAACCAGTCAAAAGTAGCATCGTCTTTCTTATCAGATTTCTTTTCTATCTTATCATAATACTCAGACTCTTCTTTACCAGGGGTTTCAATTTGATAAGCATCTACAACTTCAGGATCAGCTATAGTACTTTCTTCAGGTTCAGGAACCTCAGTGGTTTCTTCCTTTTGAATTTCAAATGTTTGAAGATCTTCTATAAGCTTAAACTTGTCTCCATCATTTAACCAACTGGTAAACAGTTTATTGCGCTTCTCAGCATTCTTGGTAATGACATCAAAAGTCTTTTTAATAGAGTCTGTAGCATTCTCAAGGTCATAGGAAAGTATCTCTGTATCAATGTTTCCATCAATGTTAGTTACCTTCACACGCAAAGGAATAGCAGCTCCTGTGTATTCAACAATAACTTCCTTGTTATTAATCTGAGAAATATCAGAGATAATCTCACCTTCAACAGCAAGATCTACTTCTGTAGGACCGGAGTCTTCTTCTGTAGGAGGTGGTGTGGAATCTGCATCATCAAGTGTAAATTCTGATTGTCCTAAATCAAGAGCCTTATCACTGATAACCAATGACTGATTATAGCTACGGAACCCTTCTTCACCATTTTCAAGCTTAGGAGGTTTCTGCAGATACGTTTGAACAACCTTATTGTCTAACAGGTACTGTTTGTAACTTGGATACTCTGTTTCTTTAAACTGCCCATCTTCATAAATAATTTGATAATAGGTTTCATCAGAATTTTTAAGAGGAGCACTTTGTACCTGTATGTGGGTACCATCAAGAACTTCTACTAAAGCATTTTCAAGTTCAGGATTGAGTTTATTGATGAACTCCCCATCAGCATTTTCAGCGTAGATAGGAATAATCTGATCGCCAACCCGCATTTCATTACCCATCAATTCCAAGTAGGCGTTATCTTCAAAGCTATAAATCAAATCTTTGACAACTTCAAAGGCTGGTTTAGATAATACATTACCTTCAGCATCCTGTAGTCTTCCTGCTCTTTCTCTGAGTTCCTTATTATAATTTGCTTTCTTTCCTTTGAACTCAGACTGGTTTGCATACTGACGTAAAGCAGCGATAATAGTGTTCTTCTCTTTGGCATTGAGATTACGTGTATGCCCTTCGTGAGCATTACCACGCTCATTATCAAGGATAACCACATGTCCCCGCTTAAAATGAACTACGTCGCCTTTGTATTCGAACAATTCTCTCGTCTGTACACGAAGATCGACTTGCTCTACATCAAACATGGTCTCCAGAGGCTGAGGATTATCAAGGTCTATGTAATCAATTCCCATTGATTTACCATTGATACCCAACTTGATCTCTTTACCATCTCGAAGGTCTGCTAACCACTTATTACGTCGCTTAGCATATGTCTGTTTGATACGTTCTTTTTCTTTCTCGTAATTGGCTTTACGTTCTTTGTAGTTTTTGCCTGCAAAATGGTTCTTCAAATAGTCAGGTGTAGGTTTGAACGTACGATCATATTTACTACCAGGAATTGTATATGAAGGCTCTGTAATTGTACTATACAGGTTTTCTTCCAGAGAAAATGTTTCTGTAGTAGTACCATCTTCTTTCAGATAATTTCTATTCTCATCTGTAACAGCAGCTAAAATAACTTCATCACGTTCATAATACTCTGGAACATCATAATTATCAGGAGCAAGCATAAGCTCAACAAAATGAGGATTATCCTTGAAGCTGGTATTTGTGATATAACGGTATAAGCGTCGTTGAGAGGCATCAGGATTTGGCTTGTCATTAGTACCTGAGTTTCCTGCCAATCGTTTAAATGCTGTAAATATAGTACGCTGAGGTTTAAAATCCTCTACTGTATCTGTGTCCTCTTTAGTAGATTTCTTTCCTTTAACCGTACGTCCTTTAACAGCTACAGCTCTATTACGAAGAATATGCTGATATCGTTTAAGTACTCCCTGATAGGTTTCGTATTTACTACGAAGATCTATAAAGCGTTGAATGTCATTACGAGCATTAAGTAGTTCTGCCATTTCAGAAGACTGGAATAGCTCACTAAATATAGGATAATCAATATCAAATGCAGCCCAATAATTAACGTCACCTGGGAAATTATTACTCGTTATTCGCGTCTCATTTATAAGTTTACGTACACCTTCAAAACGGTTTCCATAGCTTTCAGGATTTAAGTTTTGTAACTCTGATGTAAGGTTCTTGTTAAACTTGATACGAAAGGCTTCAAATATTTGTTTGCCTACATCACCAAATACACTACTTGTTTGGCTAAGTAAGCCTTCTTCAAGCAGTTCGTTATATGCTTTTCGTGTAGCTTTTCGGATAACACCAGAAGCATCGTTAATTTCCTGAGTGTATTCCCTGAACTTTTCAATAGCTGTAATAGCACGCTCTACAGATGCTGAAAGTTCTTCATAATCAGAAGATAGACCATCAAGAGTTTCAATTGTCATGTTACTATTAAGCAAGAGACGTGATTTGATATACTCCATCTCAGAGAAGATCTCTTTCATCTCCTTGTCAAGAATCATATCTGCAGACATTTTATCATCTACTACTTTGTCTGCAAGCTTCTGAAGTGTTTTAATGTCTTTCAGGATCTGAGCTTGTTCACGTTCAATCGTTTTCTTGACGTTCTTCAAGTCTTTCTCTACTTCTTTCATCTCTCGTTCGAGAGCTTCAATAGCTTTAGCAGGCTTTGTTCGACGATCTAAATTAGTGAGCTCTTCTTTTGCTTCCTGTTCAACCAACTCATCGAAGATCTCATTAATCCTTGCTGATGCATCTTGTTTAAATTGTTCTGTTGTCTCTTCAGCCTCCGTAACCTTTTCCTGAAGTTTCCTAAAGTCTTTGACTTTTCTCGTGATACTCTTTGAAATGGATTCGATCTCATCGTTTATCTGATCTTGGAGTTCTTCTATTCTGGTTTGTAAAATATCTCGCGCTTCTGCAAGCTGTGTAGGAGGCATGAAATCTAAGAAGCTATTATATATGCTGATTAGTTCACCAGCACTATCAATATCATTGATATACTCACCAAAACCATCAAGAAGCTCTTGCTTCAATCCCTGCATTTTATCACTGTAATTGCTCTCAGCCAGTCTATCCGAAATAAACGCAAAGGCTTGTTCGAAGTTTCCGTTCTTTAAATTTTTACGGAATTCTTTTTGAAAGATTTCAAAAGCTTCTGTAGACATCATCTGATCATAATCTACAGCAGAGGCTTTAGCTATACGCTTTAATTCTTTTAGTTTATCAACACGAGCAATGTCTCCTATGGTTTTTCCTTCACGGTCCACAGGTAAAATTGCAACCACTCCCTCCTCTGGATAAAAAATACGCCCAAAGTCAATTTTGGTTTCTCCTTCTTTATCCTCACGTTCAAATAAAAGCATTTCACCGCCTCTGTATTTGTTTTCAATCACACGTTCTGTGTATTCACGCTGTAATTTTTCAGAGGTTTTTCCCATGGCGTCAATAATAGACTCATGTACGCCTTTCTTATTGAGTTCCTGAAGATTAATCTTACTCATTTCAATAGCTGTCGTGTTTTCAGCTCTTGCTTCATACAGTCTATGGAGTTCATTGTCTTCCATATTCTTCAAAATATCCTGAACTCCCTGAACATCTTCATTGCTCATAATACCACTGACATCTTGATCATCAATAGAGGAAACATCTGCTTCATTAACCAGTTTACTGGCTTTGCCTCGTTCTACCTTCCCATTAATAGCTTCTGAAATCTCTTTGATACGCTCATCAATACGAGCTACAGCTTTTGCTTTTCCTTTTTTAAACATGGAAATACGGTACTCAGGAGCACCGTAAGCATCTTCAGGAGCTTCTTCAAGGAACTTTTTAGTCTTTTGCAGACTTTCGAGTTCGATGATTTCCTGAAAGAGGGATTGCTGGTTTGTATCCAAACTCTCATAAATCTTTCCTGTGGTGCCATCACTTAATATCTCTGATATTTTACCATCAATATCAGACTCCATCTCAATAGCTTTGTCGATACGATAGGTTTGTTCGGCTTTCATAATAGCCAATGGACCATCCAATTCTTTAGATACATTGGTTTCATTAAAGAACTTATTCAGATTATCTCCAATACTTTGTAAGTCTTTTATGACTTTATCTGCAAGTTCTACAGATTCTTCACCTAATCCAAAGTTAGCTCTTTCTTCTTCTGTCATGTTCTTAATGGCTTCGAACATTTCTATGGTATTACCCATACGTCCTTCAATAGCTGCACCACCAAAGGTTACATCTTTTGTATTCATTCCATTAATAGCCAGAGAGAACACAAGGTTTTGTCGTTCAATTTCTGCTTTTTGTGTATCTCCGGTTTGAATCGACGCATTGATGTTTTTTACAGTCTCCTGAATATAACCGAGCTTCTCTTGCTCTGCTTTCATATTCATAGCCATATCTGCTTCAAGACCTCTGTTTTGGTAAGAAGCATAGGCTCCACCAACACCTTGAAATACAGCACCACCTATGAATCCCATAAGGGCTGCATCCCATGTTTTAGGATCTTGTAAATGTTCTGACATTAAGCTTGAGCCTATAGCTTCTCCAAAGCCCATGGCTCTGCCATCTGTTAATCCAAGAGAAACGTCTGCATTATGTGAAGCAATCCGTTTAATAAACTCCTGATTAAATTCCTCATACCCCTCTAAGACTGATTGTCCTACCCAGTCTTTCCAATCAAATCCTGCTTTTTGTACAGCTTGTTTGTATGTAAGAGAAGGATTTCGTTTTAAAACATTACCTACTGCTTTAACAAGATCATCACCTGACTTCTCACTGATATCGATGATACTTGATTTCATAGCTCGGTTAGAGAAATATAATCCTCTTGATAGTGCTCCCCATTGAAACATATCCGTAACTAAGTTAATATATCCTCTTCTATAAGTTCCTGCTGCTTCTTGGGAGGCAATTGTATTAGCTTCAAGTTCTGAACGTCCTTCATTAATAGCTTTGTCATAATTCTGCTCATAAGACTCATAAGCTTCTAACATACCTTCCATATGACGAGAACTAACTGCAGACCCTACAGTTGCAGCTACTCGTGTTCCCCATTTACCTGCTCTAAAAGCTCTTGCTGCATAAGCAGCTCCACGTCCAATAGAACCTGCAGGAAGCATAATAGATAACGTACTTGCAATACTTGGAGCGAGTGAAGCCCAATAGGTAGCATCAAAGAAACGCCCGAATTCTCCATTATTTACTTCATCTGTTGTATATACCTGAAATTGGTCTTGAGTCCATTCTTCAATATCGTTTCCCATTTGGGAAATAAAATTTCTCTCAAATTCCATTTCACTTCCTGTAGCCATATGAGTAATGGCTTGAGGTATATCTTCTCCAAGAAAACCAACAACTTCAAGCCCCATACCTACAACAGCACCCCCTGCCTGAGCAAGAGATTTGCCAAATAATTCTAAGCCTGATTGACCTTGGGCTCTTATTTGGTTGAAGTTTTTATTACTAACAATGTTAGCACCTGGAGCATAATCCCCAAACGTTCCTTGAACTGTTCTTCCTTCTCCTCCTCTGAGAGAGCCTAATGCTCTGTGAGAACGACGTAGTTCATCCAAAGAACTTTTGCCTTTTGGAGTACCTATTTTAGCAGGGGTTGGTTCTGGATCGTTTTTGGGTAAATTTGTAAGTGGATCGAGTTCAGACATATCTTATTTATTCAGTAACCAAGGACAACAAAATACCTTGTATAGTATACGCATCTGGAGCGTCTTCCACAAACCCCCCGTTACTATCTCTAATAACAAATCGAGAATTTTCTCCATATCTGTTACGGGTTACTTTGTGTTCTATACGTAATATTTGCCCAGAGTCATAGCCCCCTGCAATAGAGCGTTGCATAGCTGGGGTAAGCTCTATGGAAGAGTTGCCTGACATAAGTTCGGGGAGGAGACTATTAATAGACGCTACACCTAAACCAAGTTGATATTTTTCTCCGTATAGGTATTGAGCCATACTACGAGCTTCTTCTCCTCCTGCAAGAACTCGTTCAAGACCTTCCACAGCTATACCATCATCTTTACTGATAAAACTACCAATGATTTTTGGTTCTCCATCCATAAGAACAATAGAGTGTGGTCTGAATGTCGACTTTCTTATAGCTTCCTGTTCATCATCTGTGAGCCCTTCTCCATCTGGTTTCACAAAGTTCATGGAAGAGCCTTCATCTGTTAAACCTTCATTTTGCTCAATAGCTCCAATAACATATTCATGCTCTTTGAGGTCAGGAATTAACTTAACTCCAATGTATTCTTTAAACTCACCAGCATCTCTAAGATCATCCACCATTTTTTGTTGGATGTCTTTAGCCTGAGATAATACATTTTTAATCGTACTACCTGCTCTATAATACTCAAAACCGTTGGTTGTTTTTCGAATAACAAGACCGCTGTCTATTCCTTCTTTACTTATAATGGAAGAAAGTTTTTGAGAAACATCATAGTTAGTGTCTTTTTCTCCTGTCATTAAAGCTTTACTACCAGCAAGGATATCAGAACCTTGTACAACTCTTGCTTCTCCTACACTTATATCGTCACTATTAGCAACAAATGCCCCTTCAGGAAGTTTTCCTTTTTCGTACTTATCAGGATTTTCGTTGATTTTATTTAATAATTGTTGCTCATTTATCCCAATGGTCCCATTAGGATTAAACTGTACAAGTGATAACACATCATCATTGAAGCGTTTAGTTAATTCGTTATGTGTGTATGTTTGAGCATCATATAATTGTTCACTTAAAACACGTCTTCGGTTTAATATTTCTTGTGTAGCCCCTACTTTTTGAAGTACAGAATTTTTGTTTTGCCCTATACGCAATCTCTCAGGGGAATTTTCAGGCAGAGCTTCTTGTCTGTTTGTGAAAAATTCAGTGATTTCGTCTACACCGTTTAATGTAGTCCGTTGGGTTGAAGATTCATCTTCGTTGTAACTGATTTGAATTTTACCGTTAACTGTATTTACCTGAAAATCATTAACAGGTTGTCCTCTGGTTCCAAAAATTTCACCACCAATATCATAAAGAGAGTCAAGAATTTCTTTTTCTCTGTCTACAATCTGTTGTTTTTGATCATATAGCCCAGACAAATATTTAGCAGAATCCATTCCAGGAACTTTAACAGATTGGGCAGTGGTAAATAAAGGATCATTTCCTAAGCTACTACCACTTCCACCTTCTCTGTTGATAGATTTAGTGGTTAAATATTTTGTTTTGATTCCAGAATCCCTCATAGAATAAGGCTCAGCTATCGTACTTGCAGCCATGGCTTCTTTAGAGGCAAACTCTTTGGTTTCTTTAACTACTTTGGCTTTGCCTGCATCTTCTGTAAGTTCTCCTTCAGGGGTTAAATATTTACCTGTGGTCTTATCTGTCTGTCTGACATAAAAGTCACGTTCAATCTTTCCACCTTCAGTTACACGTACATCAGTATTATCTGGACTCATAATAGCATTAGCATATAAAGAAAGTTGTTCCCTCATTTTAGGGTCTGAAAGCAATGCTCCCATATTCTGCATATGAACTTCATCAAATCCAATACCTGAGAGTTGTTCACGATAGTTAATTACATCTCCGTTAGGCATGGTTTCACTATACGCACTCTGACCAAACGTTGTTTCTTGGCTATTGCCCTCTCGTTTGGTTGAAAATTTATTCAAGTAGTCACTGAAATCTTCCCAGTTTCGTGCTACAGATAATTCGTTTTGTGAAAATCCTCCTTTAACTCCTGTTGCTTTTCCAGTTTCTTCGTCGTAGTTGATTCCAATTCCATTACGTAATACATAATTACGGATAGCTGAAGGGGCTGAAGATTCATCAAGAATCTCAAGAGCTTCTGCTTTAATGTTACTGGCTTTTTTGTGATATGCGAGGTCATTGGTTAGGCTGGAAACTTCCTCATCTACATAAGGCATCATTCCTCTGGCACCTACATTCTTTACAATGTCGGATAGTTTATTTTGAGTTTGTGCAAAACGAGAACGTGCAAATTCCTGGTCTTCTGGAGATAAGTTAGATATACCATTGATATATGCCTGACTTGCAGCATCTAATTGACTGCGACGATATTGTTGTGCAGTAGCTCCTTGTTGCTGTATAGAGGTAGCTACCTGACTTAACGCTTGTGGATTTAAAGGCTGATAAGTAGGGATGTAATTAGGTTTATCTAAATCTAAGTAGCGTAGTGCCATTACTGTATTTTATAAGAGTTTAGGATTTTTTGAATTTCAGCTTTTGATAATCCAAGCGCTGTAAGTTTAGCTCTAATAGTATTCATTCTATCTATAGGATCAGCTATCTTATCATCAGACACCATTATATCTGTAATTGCTTTACGCTTACTTGCTTCATCTGCACGATACATGGTTACAGGAATTTCAACAGCATCGTTAATAAGTTTCAATCTACCTGCTGTTTCTCTGGCAGATGCTTCACGATCTACCTGAGAGAGTTTTGAATTCATAGCAGATGCTTGTTGCTTACGATTTGCGTTGCCTTCCTGTATACGCTGTCTGTAATCTGCTTCTTTACCTGCAACCTCACTAACTCCTTTCTGATATTGCGATTGGGCAGCTAATCGTTGTCCATGTGATGCATTCGGATTACTGGCAATGGTTGTATACCCACTACGAAGATCTCTTTTAGCGTTATTAAATACAGGGCTTGTAACAGGTAATTGGGCTGCAGAAACTTTGGCTGTAGGCTCGTCATTGCGAGGAGCAAAAGCAGCCATTCCTAATCTCATTACAGAAGGAATAACCCGTGAAGCTGTAAGCAGTTTATTATTAATAGCATTAGGATTTTCTGCTTTAGCCATGGTATCCAGAATTAGTTGATTATTAGCTACAGCTGGACCACCAAATAAGTATTTCTTAACTAATCCACCATTCTTCATTTCATCGCCACCTTGTACGCCTTCTGCTTCTTGAGTTTGTTCTTGTAATACTTTGAGTTGTTCAATCTGCTGTTGAGGGGCATTTTCATTTACCAGTTTTTCGTGCATATCAGCAAATGTCATATCACTGTTAGGCACTTTCAAAGTATCAGAAAAGATATATCCACCTTCTTCTGTTTCTCCGCCCTCAACTTCAGCTGTTGCATTATTTGCATCAGTTGGAGTACCTTCACTATTAATAGGAACTCCTCCTTGCTCATGTGTAGGTCCAACATACTTTTGAGCTCCACCTTTCATTGGACGAACTCCGGGAACCTGACCACCATTACGATATCCATAAGAAGCAGAAGCATAACGTTTTATAAGAGAAGGTTCTTCTTGTTCGGCAGTAGCAGTAGAACCATCAATAGCATTACCTGCCATTCCGCCTATTTGCATTCCAAGCATAGGATTTCCTACTAAAGCGCCTATTCCAGTGCCTACTATTCTTCCAGCGATTCCGCCCCATTTATATTTATATCGTGATACTTTAGTCTTTTTCATAGTGTTATAGCTTGAATCTTAATATACGGTGTCTTGGACAAAATGTCATTCAATTATCTTAGTGACTGCCTTGCTCCCATTTTTGTACTGTAAATCTGAATATGCTTGTTTGCATTGTTATCAAACGTTAATCGTACTGCACACCATTTACCTCTGAAACGGTCTTGGTTATACCATTCTTTTGCGGGGTCTACAACGCCAGCTACTAACATGTTTCTGAAATCATTGGTTTTCCATGTTCCTTCTATGTTACGGGCATTTCCACCATTCCAATCAAAATAACTGATGGTTTTAACACCTGAATCCTGAAGATCATTAAATACCTGAAAGGTACTAAAGGTTTCTTTTGGCAGAGAAGCACCTGTATTATCAATGACTTCTGTCATCATTTCAAGATTAAAGAATACTTTGGTTACAGAAGGAGCCCTGTTTTCTATAAATTCAAACACACTTTCTTCCAGTGTTCCGTAAAACTCACTGCTCTTTGTAGCAATATTATGCTTGTAAAGGTCTAAAGTCCCTGCATTATCATTAACAGAATAGAAGGTATTCAAGTCATACAGGTAATAATCAGGTGTATAGCTATGGAAACTTCCCCAGGCTTTTAATGCGGGGTAATAGCTAAGAGTCCAGTTGCCTTTATGAGTTAACAAAATACGATCCCATTTAGAGTCGTAAGTACAAATCAATTCATTTTTATTTATATCTGGCAAGGTATCCTTAAAATGATTACGCAAGCCATAGTCAGAAATAACTTCTGGTCTTTCACCTACAAGAACAACTTCTCCTGCATTACGGTCAACAAAGAAATATCCGTGAGGCGTGGACAAAGCACACCGCTGGTCTTGTAACCCTCCAAATCCTACTTCTGTTGTAATAAGCTCATCAGGGTCTACAGCAAAGATATCTCCTGCACCAACAAAGGCTCTGATATCACCTACAAGCATTTCTTGTCTGGCTTTCGTACGGATTAACGCACGTTCCATATGAGGGATAATGATGTTCTGCAGAATCGATAGTTTAACAAGTTCTCCACGTTTACGTGTGAGATCGATAAAATCGTTTTCAAGGAATGTTCTAAGCCCTTCATCTTCTCCTATGTTTGAATCTCCCCGCAAAGAGCGTATGATTCTGGTAGGAAAACGTGTAATCGTATCATCAGATTTTAAGGCAGGAGCTGGGGTTTTGATTAAAGCTTTCGCAGAATAATCAGGATTGTAGGCTATAAAGTTAGCTAAATCCCTTCCTCCATCAGGAAAGTCTTTTTCAATATTAAGTACTTCTTCTTTCCCACTTTTTGGAAAATACAATTCCCAAGGAGACTGCCCCTCATGTCTTAGTTTAATGTTGTCTGTAGACTCACATACAAAATCAAATAACAGTCTAATCTCTTCGTTAAAAGGATGACCACCGTCGCCGTTTCCTACTCCTGAAACACGAGGAGCATAAGATGATATAAAGATATCTCCTCCAAAAATATTAGACATTGTATGTAAAGGAGTATCTGATTCTCCTACTGCAGAACCTCCCACGATAGGATTGATTCCAAAATCAATTCCTGATTTTTTAATATCAATGGTGATTGTTGCATCATAAATTCTTCCATAATTATCTGCTGTAATTGTAAGTACAGGATTTGTAGGTACTAAGTTTACTGATATAGAATAGTTGTTTGTTAGTGTAGCTGGTGCTGCATTAAATGCTGTCTCAATAGCAGACGCAATATTATCATTTGTTTGATTGTTTGTCACAGGCACATCAATTGATTGATTAATAACACCATCACTTGAAACAAATGTAATAGAAATTTGTCCTGAAGAGCCTCCAGATAATTGTCCAGCTATAGGTCTAAAATAACCTGAAGTAGGTTTATCTACAGTTAGTATATTTATACTGGTTCCATTATCTACAGTTCCTCCAGTAGTCGATTCAACACGTATTGTTCCATTATTTGACGAAGCTGTATATCCAGATAAGCCTGTATCTGTATTAATAATACTGGCTATTTCTATAGCAGCTTCTACTTCTGTTAAAGTATCAAAAGGAAGTTCGGAGTCTGTTAATAAAAGATCTAACTGTGCTACATTTCCACCTATATCTACCTCAAGTGTAACATCTTCTCCTGTAATAGAGAAAGGATCGATAACTTTTTCAAAACTTGCAGGTATAGATACTGCACTATCAGCTGCAGAGTTTACACTAATTGTTCCCTCAGCATAATTATTTGTTCCTGAAACAGCAGTTCGAGGATCGAATATAGAAAGGTCTGTAAATATAGCGCCTGTCCATACAAGTACTTGTTGATCAAAAGGGGCATAGAGTTCTGTTTTGTGGGAACAAATCTCTCCAATAAGCATGAAATTTTCACCTGCATTACCGTTAGTCCAACTACCTAAGCCTGAAAAATCGATAGGAAAGTTACCATCCACCTGAACACCTATTCCTTCTTCTCCATCCTCATTGTAGATGTCAAAGTTGAATCCTTTTTCTGTAGCATTTACAATTGAGTTCCGCTGTAAATATGTGATAGCGGTGCCGTTTTTTATAGGGCGAATCTTATTTTGTTTGGTTCCAGCAACATATTGCATATTTGTTTTTTGATTAAGGTAGTACCCATTATCTTTACCACTTGTAATATAGTCTCCAAGCTGATAGCCTGTAGGAGCATACAAAAGTTTAAGGTGAGTAGCTGTTCCAAGATTAAGTTTAATACGAGCACTCTGAAAAGCAGACATGCGTACTGTGTTAATGTTAGACAAAGATTGTTGTTGTAGAAACTCTACATTGAACACATAATAGTCTCCCCAAGTTCTCATAGGTAAAATATTACCTTGATCGAGTATGCGCTTATTTACATCTGTGCGTTCTGCATAATATACCTTTACTCCACGTATTTGGGATAAGAGGTTTGCAGGAATCTTCACATCTTCCAGCGTGAATCCAAGCGCATTAACTCTGTTATCTGTAGCAGGGTCAAAGTATTTCTTATTGTCAGGAAAATGATGGTGGCGAACATTCTTACCCCATAATGTGGTTTCTCCTGATGATTTAATAGCTCCATCTCCATTTGTATCTACATCCCAAATTTCCCATGTTCCTGAACTATCATCTGCAGGGTATGTTTCGTTTTCATTCTCCCAATAGCCCATACCATAAGTAAAATCAGGGTTAGACTCAAATTGAAACTTTTTGTGAGCAGCATCAATATAGGTGTACTCATCATTTGTTGTTGTATCAGTTTCTCTTGCAAGTGGGGCTCTCCCCGGAATATGAAACGCTTTAGACTCTTCACCATTTTTTAGTACAAACGAGATGTATATAGCGTAGACTTCACCACGCTTAAAGCTTTTGTCATAAAAACTAACTGTAGGACGTCCGTAATGACTCCCAATTTCAATACTATCTCCTTCCGGACCAATATTCTTATAAGCAGGTTTTACCTTAATGTTATTCGCATACTTCTGAAAATCAACAGGAGCATTTTTAGATACGTTACCCATGTATAAGGTATTATCTTGTTCTGCAATTGTTTTTGCTGTCTCATAATTAGCATTGGGAATAATAACATCCTCATAAGCTACCTGAGTACCTGTAGCTCCTGAATAACTTAATGTACTTGTGGAATCAGAAATAGGCTGAGGCTCCAACTCAAGAACTTCAGCAATAGTATCTGCCTCTTTACGAATCACACATACCTGAAAAGATTCGTAGTTTACGTCAAGATTTGTAATACTTAGATTAATTTCTTTAGAAGTAACTGTTCCCGAAGCTACACCATCGTACTGCGTTGGATTAAATTCATCTGCATCATCTGTAATAGAGACAGCAGGCGTGAACATCATATAGCTCGTTTTAGAATTATCTGCAGCAATTAATCGGATACCAAAATGGTATGCCCCTGAAAGCAATTGTCCACCATTATTCACTCCTGTTAATCCAATAACAGGAACATTATCTATGGAAGGGAACAAACGGATACTGTCAATATCTGTAATAGCTTCGCCTTTAGTTATGTTATAATATCTAGGAGGATTTATATTATCTGTCCAGTAAACAACAATTTCATTCTTGTTATTAATGACAGCTACGGCTTCAAGGATAGAGGAGGGTGAGAAATTTAACTCAACTTTATTGATAACAGAGGTATAAACACCATCTTGAAATAATCCTATTTCAGAGTCTGTACCATCGGTTGAAAAGAGAATAAAAGAGCCATCATATACAAGAGTATGTCCGATAAGCGTATACCCTGCTTGTAAAGAATCTTGTAATTCATTCCCCTCTTCAGATGTAATCGCTCCTTTTTGTTTAGTCAGAAGCATGTTAATGGCATCCCTATAGCTTCCTTCTGGTTGATCTATAGGGTCATTATCTCTGTGAATGCCTTTGAGTCTTTTCATTTATTCGTTACTTAAAGGTCCATAAATACTTACATATTTCTCTACGGTATTACGAAGATCTGTAATGGTCTTCTGCATAGCAGATACATCTTTTCTTAATCCCTGGACTTCTGCCTGAGAAGCTGCAAGTTGTTTAGTAATTTCTAATTCTCGTTTGTGGGAGCTTTCGCCGTGCGCTTCGAGGTCTTGCACACGCTTACTTAAATTGAGTAGCAGTTTTTCCGATAATTCCTGTGTCCTATTGGCTGTATTGGTTTTATGCCCAAGAAGTAGGGATACATATTTATACAACACGCCCCCAATAACACCAGTAATTAAATAGGTAACAACTTTCCAGATGCTGGATGTTTCTGAAATGTCTGGAAGAAGGTCTTGAATGAAGATAAAAAGGAGTTCCATAACGCTCTATATGTAAAAGTTTCTTTATTAGTTAAAAAAAAATTCTCGATAACTACTTCAATATCTTCTTCCTGTGGAATACTGTCTAACAAGTCATCAAGTGTGCTTGCAGAGCTTGTTACATCTCTAAACCCATCATGGTTAATATCTGTAAATCTCCGCCCAACTAATATACAACCTTTTGTGTCTTTGTAAAAGTTACCTTTATGAATAAGTATTTCTGTTCTTGGTAGTAACTTATCATCATTTAGCCATATACAGCGCCCAAATTTAGGAGAGGTATGTAATTGTGCTTTAAATATACCCTCTGGGATTCGACTTATGTTTCTCTGATTATCTTTCCATGGAAGTTCAAGGGTTCTACAAGTGAAGATAACAGAACCATTTTTAATTAGCTTTAGTTTTCCCAGTGTTTGGGTAGGTTCTTCTGATGTACGTTTGATTTCTATGATCATGAGTCTACGGTATAGCGTTGAAATGTATCTGAAACTAAATTCTTAGCATCTACGGCTTCATCAGAGGGATGCTCCTCCCATTCAAATGCTTTATTGGGTAGTAACCCTACCCACATATCTTTGAACCTTTCAGCTTGAGCTTCATCAGGCATAGTTGCTCTATTTTTAGCTCTTCCTGCAAACATATCCCACCGTTCTTCTGCCTGAAAATAGTTCAAGCCTGCGGGATGTTTACGCCCTCCTTCCATCATCTTGTATACGATGTACCAATAAAGAGCTTGCAAAAACTCGTACATATCAGGAACAAGAGGAAAGCCATTATTATCAACATTTACAGCCTGATATGTAATTAATATCCAATCTGATTCAAAACTTGTACGAAGGAAGCCTGCATCTAACAGAAATGTTTCGTCGTATTTTGATCGATTAACTTTAACGGGATGTTCTTCATCTTCTGGAACGTATGCAGGATGAATATCAGGAGCACCATATGGAAGTTTGTATGTAAAATCTTCTCGTGTGGGAGTCTCTCCTTCAGGGATTTCGTGCTTTGTGTAATACACACCCTTAATACTGATTGTTCCTGGAGGAAGAGCAATACGATGATCGCTTGTTTGTACAATGGTTGATTTAGTAACCGTTTGAGCATAACTACCAATAGCATCGAGAGCCTCCCCTATCCACTCTATACCATCAACAATCCATTCTGTATCCTGTATACGAAGATCACGGAAGACCTTAGAAATAAGCGCTTTACTTGATGTATACTTTAAAACCATTACTGTTCTCCTTGTAGAGTATCATTATCTGTGTCATTATCTATATCCTGAACTCGCCGAAGCTCCCCAGATACAATGCCTTTAGTGATTCCTTCCAACATATCTCCACTAATAGGAAATGGGCTGTCTTCGTCATAAATGGCTATACCATCTTCCTGAGCGAAGTTAAAAACAGCTTCGGGGTCTTCAAAAATACCACGAACATAAATTTTATCGCCATAAAAATCTCCAGTCACGTATAAATAGTTATCACGAATAAACACAAAAGGTTCATCTGAGGTATACTTATTGAATCGTTGCCATGGAGTTCTTACGGAATCTAACATCGAAAGAGGGGGTCCAACTTTGTTATCAACAGATACATAAGTAATAGCCTCAGAGCGTTTTAAGCGGAGAGGTTTAGGGATTTGTCTGGAAGTTTTGTATACCATTTCTCCAGAATTAATCCCCGTAACTTCTGAAGGATCAACGTATTCAAGCGTTATAAACCCAAGTTCTTGCTCAAAAGCTGAGCTTCGATTTAAGTTACGTTCCTGATCTCTTCTAAGGAAAACTGCACGATAATACTTCACCATGTATTTGATTTGCTCAAGAGACAGGTGGTCTGTATTTGATGTGCGTCCTCCTCGAAGAAGATTCAATATGTTATAAGCAATTTCATTTAAACTTGTCATACGACTAAGATACGTGTTTAATAGTCATTACTGTGGAGCCCAGCTATTGCGTACACTCCATAAATTCAGCCATGAATCTGGTTATTTAGTGTCATCGATAATGGCAAACTTCAGAATCTCGTACTCATCTGCATCCAATGCATGAGTTATCTGAGATAACTTAAGCTTCCCTTTTGTGTATGTAAGTTCAATTTCTACTTCATTAAGAACCCTCAATTCATCCATAAGATCTGTAACTTTTGGCTTAATCTCTTCTTTGCTCAAATCTTTTTTAGGCTTGGAATCATCCACTTTTTTAGGCTTCTTTTTATCTTCTTCTTCTTTAGCCTCATCTTCGATCTCGTTTAGACGTAGTTTAAGCTTTTTAAGATCTTCTATAATATCTTCCCGTTTATCGTCGTATACTTTTGTAGCGTCTATCAAATCATGCTTTAAATGGTATACTTGCATTCCTACATCGCCTTTGATACTTGTAAGGTCTGACTTAGACTTTACTACTTGTCCTTGTACTCGTTGGGTAGGATTAATAACTTCCAATGCAGAGAGAGCTTGTCCATACGTTAAGGTTTCTTTAGCTGCTTTTTTCTTTTTACTCATAAAAAATAGTAATGATAGTTAAGATTAATGGTTTCGAAAGATACTACTTTCTTTCTCATTATTCAATATTAGGTTTTATTAGAAAATTTGGAGAACTTCCTATAACAGGAAGATTAAAGCTAAGGTGTTATACTCTGAAAAGTATCCTAACACTTATCTTATATACTTATCGAAATATGCAAACAAGTTTATAATAGCTCATGAACTTATACACATCTGGCAAGCTCATAATGGTAATCCTTGTATAAAAAATATAGAATCCTGTAAGCGTAGAGCTGATATTAAAAAAGGTATTGTCTTGAGAAGCGTTAATTAGCTTTCTTATACTGATCCCTAAAATTTTTGGCAAAGAGGAACCAAATTGGCACCAACAGTATGATTAGGTAATGGTTGGTTAGAAAGCCAACAGTTGCCAATCCTAAGGCGTACATACCTATATAATC